CTTTGAGGAAATGGCCGAAGAAATGCTAGCAGGCTTTGATGAAACCTCGGTTGAAGGGCGCTTTGCCTTTGACTTGATGCACACCGCCCTTGCGCGCGTTAATTGGCTAGAATTGGCCGAGACTCGCCTTGATACCTTCAACGCTGCTTGAACCCCAACCCGAAAGGAAACCCGGCCATGCAATACGCTCACACCAACCTTGACTCTGACCTGATCAGTCTTCGCGCAAGCCTTTTCGATATCCGCGCCCTGATCAACCTGATAGACGGGAAAGAGGTGTCAGAGTATCGGAAAGAGGATTTGCGGAAAGCCTTGGTGGCGTCGGTTGAAGCCTACGGGCAAAGCCTCAAATCCGAAGCAGACTTCGTGCAAGGCTTTGTTCTGTCCACCGTGAAGAAAGAGGAGTCGGGCAAGTGAACCTAGCACAGGCGAAAGAGGTTGCGGCCATATCGGTTCGCAACTCAAAAATGCCCGGTTCAACCTTCGCGCAGGATTCTTTTGCCTGTCATGTCGGTTCAAGGCTTGCCAAGGTTGAAGGTTCGATTTGTTCCAAGTGCTACGCGCGTCGGATTCAGTCCATGCGGCCTAGCGTGCATAAGGGTTGGGTTCGCAACTTCGAAGAGGCGCGGAAATGGATTGCAGAGAACCCGGCACAATGGGTTAAGGCTTGCGCCTTCCAAATCCTGCACCATTCCAACAAGTCTGGCGAGGCCTTTCATCGTTGGTTCGACAGTGGCGACTTGGACTCTCTGGCGCAACTCAAGGCTATCGTTGAAGTTGCCAAAGCAACCCCGCAAGTTTCCCATTGGTTGCCAACCCGCGAAGTCGGAATCGTCCAAGCCTATCTGAAAGAGGGCCTAAGCTTTCCAGTCAATTTCGTGGTGCGGGTTTCAAGCCCCATGATAGGTGACAAGCCCCTGACCTTCCCCAATACCTCAACCGTCCACCTTGAAGGGAAAGAGGCTTTCGGCCATGCCTGCCCTGCTCGCAACCAAGGCAATGCCTGCGGCGCTTGTCGCGCTTGCTGGAATCCATCCGTTGCAAACGTGTCCTATCCGAAACACTGAAAAGAGGAGTCAACCCAATGCGCACAACCTACAGACTGGCGAAGGTTCAACCCTTTCATCTTCAACCCTTTGGCCCTTGCATGACACTGGCCGAGGCAGAGACCTACAGACGAACCCTGACAGATGCGGGCTATCCTGTCGTCGTCGTGAACACGGAGTCAATGTGATGCGCCGATTGGTATTGGATTGCGCGAGGTTCTCGGAAGGGGAGATGCGGAAGGCTTTAGAGGCCGCTTACCGCGAGGGTTTCCTTGCCGGAACCGGGGATGGTTGGGTTAACAATCCGCGCATCGATGTAGAGTGGAAACACAGTCGAGCCCGCGCCAGTCTCGCAGAACTGAAGGGGGAGAAGGGATGCGCCGATTGATTCTTGATTGCGCGGGCTTTGTGGGCTTCGTAGGGCTGCTTGTCGCTTTCCTGCACCTCACCCCCTAGGCCAGAGACAAGGCCACTCAGCGCCTCTCTCAGCGCCTCTCTGCCCCTATCGGTTTCCCTAGCGGAGTCGGTAGGGGTTTTTCTTTGTTCGGTTGGCAATGTGAATCCGATTAACATTCAACCGGTTGGTTAAATGAACAGTCGTTCAATTCCTGTCGGTTGGTCCGGTTGTCAGTTGTTTGTCAGTTGCCTAGGGGGTTGGCGAATCGCTCTCCTCCCTCTTAAATTATTCAAATGTCAAGACAATTTTTGCCTATTCAAAAAGAATCATCCCCTCGGATCAAAAAATCGTGTCAAGGGGGTTGACATAGGCCCAGGGGACCCTTGGAATCATGCGTTCCTGATTCGTTCGTGTCCGGTAACCCCCCATATACCCGGAACCAAAATTTGATAGGTGCGACAATATGTCACAGTGCGAGGAGGGGGCATTCGGGGCGGGTATTATTTCTCTCGGCTCCGGTTCCCTCCGCCTGTAACCTTCGGTTTTTCTGCTACAAGAATCATAATCCACCTATAGGTAGAGAAACTATAGTGTTGCAAAAATACCACAGTCAAAAATAAATATCTAAGGTGCGACAATTTGCCTCACTTGACAACAAGAGAAACTTTCCTACATACTCCTTATCCTCTCTATTCATAAGGAACTATCACATTAGGTTCTAATGACGATTGTATGATTTTATATCTCTGAATATGATTGATGACTTATCGAGTTCCTAATGATGGTTCCTTATGATTCTGTCTAAGTAGACAAGAAATAGACCCCCTTGACAAATCCAAAACTGTTGCTATATTATCACACATAGGGCTTACGTCGAACTTCCACACCATAGCTGTAGAGATTGAAGTGGACGCATAAGCCCTTACCCTATTCAGTAAAGAAAGACGAGATTATTGTCGTAAAAGCAATATCTTATCCTTTTCGATAACCTAATCATTAGTATTTCTCCTTGTTGTAGGACGAGACAATGTTGACCACATTCCCCCAACCACTCAGACATAGGCTGATTATCGCTGAAGAGATTCGGCGTAAGATCAAGGCTGGGGTGTCGATGAAGGTCATCCTTGACGATATTCAGAGATTTGATGGTGCCCCGACTTCCATGCCGTCTCTGTATAAGGTTTATAGGAATGACATTGCTGAAGCCCGATCTGATGTCCATGAGCGGGTAGGGGCTGTTGTAGTAAACAAGGCTCTTGATGGAGACATGAAGGCTGCTGAACTCTTTCTTCGTAGTAAGGCTGGGTGGAACCCGACCATCAAGGTTGAGGAAGTTGACCCTGAAGAAGCGAATGAAGATACAGGTGCCATTGATGAACTTCTCGCCTTGTTGAATATGAAGGCTCCTGAGAAGGATGAGGATGCCCGGTAAGAACGGTCTACCCATCCATGCTGATGACCTCAGAGAAATGGGGCATGATGTTGTCAGCATCTTGACCAAGATGGACCCTAAGAAGGCTGATGAACTCAAGTATACTTGGAAGTTCTGGGCCAGACCTGAACAAATCTCTCCTAGTGGTGACTGGAATATCTGGCTCATCAATGCTGGTCGAGGGTTTGGTAAGACTAGGGCCGGGGTTGAGTGGGTAAGAGAAAAGATTATGGTTGGCGGGCAGAAGAGGATTGCTGCTGTAGCCGCCACCAACTCGGATATTGAACGAGTTATGGTCAAGGGTGAAAGCGGGTTCCTTGCTTGTTGTAGCCCCAATGACAAAACGGTTAATGGGATCAAGTTAGGTTATCCTGAATGGTCCCCCACGAAGAGGACACTGACTTGGGACAATGGCGCTCAAGTCCAGTTCTTTTCCGCTGAAGAGCCTGAACGTCTCCGAGGACCGCAGTTCCACCATGCTTGGTGTGATGAGTTGTGTGCTTGGAACAAGGATAGAGATACTTGGGACATGTTGCAGTTCTGTCTGCGATTGGGTTCCCATCCTCAGGTCTGTATCACTACCACCCCCAAACCAACCAAGTTGTTGAGGGAAATAGTCAAGAACCCTAAAACGGTTGTGACAAGTGGTTCGACCTTCGATAACTCAGCAAACCTAGCCTCTACTTACCTTACCGCCGTCAAGAGCCAATATGAGGGCACAAGGCTTGGTAGGCAGGAATTGTATGCTGAAGTCTTGGATGAAGCCTCTGGTGCCCTCTGGACAAGAGGTATGTTGGCTGAATGCGAGATTGATAAAGAAGATGTCCCTGAACTGTCTAGGGTTGTTGTATCTGTAGACCCTGCTGTGTCGGCTAATGCTGAATCTGACATGACGGGGATGATCGTAGCTGGTATGGATGTCAATGGGACTTGTTATGTCCTAGATGACCAGACAGACCGATATACGCCTGAACAATGGGCCACCAAGGCCATCGAACTGTATAACGAGTATGAAGCTGACTGTATCGTTGCCGAGAGAAATCAAGGTGGCGAAATGGTCAGACATACTCTTTTGACCGTTGATGACAGTGTTCCTATCAGGATGGTTCATGCTTCAAGAGGTAAGTTCGCTAGGGCAGAACCAGTATCTTCGTTGTATGAAAGAGGTAAGGTCAAGCATGTGAGGGGCCTAGACGCCCTAGAGGACCAATTAGTGCAATGGGAGCCTCTTGGCTCTATCGGTTCTCCTGACAGGCTTGATGCTCTCGTATGGGCCATCACCAACCTTGCTTTGAAGAGTGTTGCAAAACCCGCATTGAGTATTGGCTATCAAGATGCGAAGGGCCTGTTATCACGAATAGGATAAGCCATGAAGAGACTCAGTGAGACCGCCGCCAAGATCGAACTTGGTGTATCGGGCAAGAACACATATACTGGCGATATCCGTGCAGACGAGTTCTTGACTGAACTTCGTGGTCGTAGGGCTATCCAGAAGTATCGTGAGATGCGTGACAATAATGCGACCATTGGCGCGGTCATGTATGCCACTGAGCAAGTCCTTCGTGATGTCAAGATCAAGGTTGTCCCGGCTAACGACAGCGAAGAAGCCAAAAGGGAAGTTGAGTTTGTGAAGTCTATCTTCATGGACATGGAACATTCCCTCGAAGACCATATCTCAGAGGCTCTGTCTTACCTCACCTACGGCTTCTCTTGGTTTGAGGTGGTCTACAAGCGTAGACAAGGGGATGCCCGCTCTGGGAAGAAAAACAGCAAATACGATGATGGACGTATCGGTGTAAGGAAGATTGCTATTCGGGCACCTTGGACCGTAGAGAGTTTTGTTGTAGACCAGAAAACTGGTGATATCCTTGGCCTTCAGCAAGAGATGGGTTGGAACAGGCGTCCTGCCATGATCCCCATCGAGAAGAGCCTCTATTACAGGACCACCAGCTTCAACAATGATCCTTCTGGTCGGTCGATCCTCCGTAATGCCTACTCGGCCTACACCTACCTCAACAAGATACAAGCCTATGAGGCCATCGCCATCGAGCGGGAACTTCATGGTGTCCCTATCGGTCGTATGCCCGCTGAGTATCTATCTGCTGATGCTACGAGCGAACAGTCTTCTCTCAAGTCACAGTTTGAAGCAATTCTACGGGATTTGAAGAACAATGAACAAGGATACGCCCTCCTTCCCTCTGATCCTTATGTCGATGTGGATGGGAAGCCTACCAATCAACGCCTTATGGATGTTGAACTCATATCTGCCAATGGCAATCGGTCTATTGATATTGACCCGGTGGTAAAGCGGTATCAGCACGACATCGCACGGTCTGTGATGGCTGAGTTCCTGATGTTGGGTGGTGGTAATACTGGCTCCTATGCCCTTTCCAAGTCGAAGACTGATCTTTTCCTTCGTAGTATGGAAAGCTACATCAATACCATCGTGACGGTGCTAAACAAGCAACTGATCGAGCGTCTGTGGCAACTCAATGGTCTCCCCTATGAGACGATGCCTAAACTGGTTGCTGGTGATGTTGCTCCGCATGATCTGCGTGAAATCGCTGCTTTCCTCCGCAATCTGAATAACGCTGACATCACTGTGTCGCAACACCCCGAGGTTGTCGAAGAACTGATGGCTATTGCTGAAATCCCCTTTGACCGGGAAGCATACGAAGAAAGGGTCTCCGATGAGCGGATGGGGCAGATGGAACTTCGACAGTAACTACTTCCCTGTTGCCAAGGGACAAGTTGCTGGTCACGAGTTTCGAAATATCTTTGGTTTTGCTACTGGCATTGGCACCAGCTTCACAACGCCTTGGGAACTGGCATCTACAACTGCTTATGCCTTCCCTGCCTCGGCTCTTCAGATGACCTTGGCTAGTTCTAGCGGAGATGACACTGCTGTTGTAGTCAGGATCAACGGTCTTGATGCCGATTATAATCGGATCTCGGAGTTGGTAGAACTGGACGGCACAAATGGTGTCACCACTACCAATAACTATAGACGGATTAACGATCTCATCACTACTACCGGTAATGCTGTTGGGGATGTCACTGCTAAGAATAGCACAACTACCTATGCTCAGATCACTGCTGGTAGGGGTAGAAACCAAGCTGCTCTTTACACTGTCCCGGCTGGACATACACTCTTTCTGACACGAATTGATGCTTTCTCTGCCACTTCAAACGGAAACAAATATCTCTCATTTCAGAACAAGAATACTTCGTTTAATGGGACTGTGTATCAGGTTGCCGAAACGACATTTCTGAATGAGATGAAAATTACCCGACAGGTTCCCTTCCCGATCACTGAAAAGACGGACCTTGAGTTTCAAGCCAAGTTCAGTGCCAATAGTGGCGAGGTTGGCATTTTTGGCGAGGCCATTCTTGTAGATAATCGTTACCTCTGAATTGGGATGCTAACATGCCTGCAAACTTTATCGACCTATCTGCGGGTAATGTAGCCCGTGATTTCTCTGCGATCACTCCTAATAATACGACTGATCTGACAGGAACCTGTATCGGACTGTATGTTACAGGGGCAGGGGACGTTGTTTATCTCAATGCCAATGGTGTTGAGCGCACTGTGACGGTTCCCAACAACTTCAAACTTGACTGCATCATCAAACGGGTCAAAGCCACGGGCACTACCGCTACTGGCATCTATGGCTACTTCATCTAAAAGGGACTGTCACTATGGCTGTAACCATTTCTCTCTATAACCACACTGCTAAACTCTTCGCTGATGGCTCGAATGCTGTTGGAGATACCTACAAGGTCCAACTTTACTCGACCGCCACCTTCGATGCTACGAACACGACCCTCGCCGGCATCACAGGCACGGAGGCCACCACAGGCACCGGCTACACGGCTGGCGGCGCTACTCTCGCTAGTGTCTCTGTCACCACTGTCACCACCAACGATGCCAAGTTTGATGCTGACGATGTGACATGGACGGCTTCTGGCGGCTCGATCACGGCTTCCTACGCGGTCATCTACAACGACACCGATGCCAACGATCCTCCGCTTGCCTTCATCGACTTCGACGGCTCGC